AAGCCTCAGCTACCTCTTCAGATTCGGCTGGCTCATCTTCCACAAGTTCTTCATCTACTTCTAACTCCAAAGCACCCTCGGTTCCGACATGTCCGATGAACTCATCAATCTCGGTCCAAGCATCGTTTAAGTCGTCTGCGACTGCACGAAGTGCTTCGGTGGCTTTAACGCCTAATTTTCTCCCATCTTCGCCTCTGAGCATAGAAATAGCTTTTGCTCGGGCTACTAAGTCATCCAATGCAGCAAGCACATCTTTGACTTCTTCAGAGAAAGACTTGCTGTCTTCCTGTGAAACTTCTAAATCTTCGTCTGACTTTTTCTCGTCATCATATTCTTTCATACAGTTACCTCCATTACCATATTTACACTCGCCTTTACCTTTAGCTTCAGATTTTTTACCATCTTTAGCACAAGGACCACCTTCGTGATATTTGCAAGACTTCATTTCTTCTTTGTCATCTCCATCACTCTTAGAACCACAGTTGCAAGCACAGGTAGAAGAAACTTCAACTTCTTCTTCTCCACTTTTTTCTTCTGTAATTTCTTTAAGTAATTCTGTGTTGGACTTTATAGCAAGAGTATATGTATCTTGATTAGCTCCAACTAAAACAGGAGAAACTTCGTAAACTGTAAGGTCTTTAAGGTATCTAGCGTCTGTTTCACCATTTTGTGTTTCTGCTTTAGCAAACTCGGAATCGTTTACTTTATAGCCAAAAGACCATTGTTGCATATCGCCCATATTTTTTACAAGATTATAAGCTTCTTTACCAGACTCTGTGTCCATAAAGAACTCACCTTTAAAAACTGCTTTATCGTTATCTTGATTAATAGTACCTTTACCAATAGGCATATCCCATTTATGAGACCATACCATTGGCACTTGATTATTTTTAAAACCAGATTTGACAGCTCCCGGTACAACAACATCTCCGTCACTGTCAAGAGAGTTGAACAAACTGAAAACTGCTTCGACTTGACCAGAGTCTTCTTTTAACTCTATATCAATATTTTTAGATTCGTTATTCATACATCCTTCAATCTTAAATTGTACAATAGATTATTCAGATGTGCGTCTTAACTATTTTATACTATGTTTTAGGGATTTAGTTTTTTATTATCTGAAGTCTGATATTATTTTGAGTTTTGAAATAAGAACTTTTACACTTCTATCTGTTTTCTGATGTTCACCATTTTCTAAACGAGCCCATACCATGATAGTTGCTTCGTCATCACTTACTGATGTAACAATACCATGAACAATTGATGGTGGGTCTGGGTCTTTATTTATAGACCAACTTACAGCTTGACCAACTCTGACTGACTCTGCTTTGTTACCAGATTTCTTTGAAGATAATGGATGTGAGCTTGGCAGTAAATCTTGGTCGTAAGGTTTTCTTCTAAATTTACCAGTTCTTAATGCTCTTATAAAACCGTTGACACGGGCCATTGCCCACTGGTCAGCAGATGTAACATTACCTCTTACTGAACCTGGGTTAGTTCTATATGCTCCAACTCCTCTGTTAAATACAGCAATTAGCATACGAAGTGTTGCACGATGTTTTGGATTTTTATCGTTGTGGTCTTTTACTTTGTTAGTAAGCGCAGTTCTAACTCGACCAGATACTGCTTTTAACAAATACTCTTCAGCTATATTAATTGACTTTTTTCTACGCTCTCTAATAACTTTTTTGTAATCATTAACAACTGATTTCATTTGGGACACACCACCAGCAGTTACTCCGCCCCATTTCATAACGGCAATAGTTCCGTTAAGTCTGTTATTTTTTTTATGACGATTCATAAAGCGTTCTCTTCTCTTAACCCAGTTAAGAACTGATTCGCTTCTATCTCCGCCTTTGTAAGCTGTCCATCTATTGAAAGCATCGTTACCAGTAAATGAAGTAGGAGGATTACCACCGGTACCTGCTCTTCTCCAAATCTCTGGCCAGTTCTCTTTTAAATCTTTAACATAGGCGTGACTAGGAAATTGTTTATGTTGTGAGTTAGATAAGCTTATTTTCTGATTATCTCCACTTTTTGGAAAGTTTGTAACTTTATCTGGTGCTTTTTCTTCCGGACTATTTAGTTTGTCTCCTTTTTCGTACATTGTTTCAGCTTCTTCTAAAGAGACTTTTAATTCCTCAATGTCTTTAGACTTTTTAGGTTTGCTAACAGCCTCTTCATATTCTTCATGTGTTTTACAAGGCATAAAGACTTCTTTGCCGTTTACTTCATGACTATGTACACCAAGAGAACAACTTAATTCTTTAGACCTTTCAATAGCTTCGCCCGGATTGTCAAAGATATCTTTACCAACTGCAACTTTATCATTGTCAAGTCTTGTAGGTGTAGTCAATACTTCTTCTGTTCTTTGTACTTCTGGAGCTAAGTCTATACTTGTTAGTTTGCTTTCTTCATCATCATTGTTATTTGCCGGAGCAGGTTTATCTGTAGGATTATCATTAAGAAGTGGCGAACCATCTTCTGTAACTTGAATCATGTTAAGAGGTCTTAAATAAACATCATGTCTATTATCAGCCTCTAGTCCTACAACTTTTCTTGCTTCGCCAATTGTTACCCAACCCCCTTGTACAGCAGTGTTCATGCGTTTATAGAGATTGTCTTTGTCATCAGCTAAAGCTCTAACATTAGAAATATCAAATTCTGCGTATTCGTTATCACTACTGTCAAACTCTGGTCGTAACAATTGATGAGTCAAATCTTGCGCAACCATGTTCCACATTGGAACTAGTTTAGACTCTGTAAAGAACTCTCTCAGTTCTTTTGTGTTTGAGTAAGTTGCCGAATCAAGACCAGCGCCGAGTCCTGCGAGAATAGCTGGAACGCCAAGTACCGCTGAAACTCTTTCTTCTGGTATTCTTCTTAATTCTGCCAACTTCATTTGGTCTGGTGAGAAAGAAACGATTTCTACATTCATAGCACCGGATAAGACCATAGGAGCACCTCTGTTCTTACCCCCAAACTTTTGCTTATACATATCAGCAATAGCTTCGGCTTCTTCTCTTGTTGGCCCACCCATTTGGTCATCTCTTGGAGAGAGAATTACTCCGGGTACTGCCATATTGTGCAACAAAGCAGCAGTGTATTGTCCTGCGGCTTCGTCTCCTGCTATTTCTCTTAGAACGCCTCTAAGTGGAGCAAGTCCTCGCCTCATGTTGTTTGGGTCAACAGCTTGGCGTAAATGAATCATATCTTTTTTTTCTATCTTTACAGAATCTTCACCCTGCATACCACCTTGTGGTTGATAATCAAAATGTGTAATAAGTTCGTTTTCGTTACCTTTAGCTTCTACTAAGTGAGGCATTAAAGGAACTAATTCTACAACTTGTCCTCTTTGATTTCTATTTTTATAAATAAAAGCATCGCCGTTTGCATTTAAAGAAGTAACAATATAGTTAGCTAATAACTGTTGTGTCATGTAAGGATTTGGTTTTCTAAACAATTTAGCCATTGGATGGTTCATATCTTGTGCATAATCACCTTCAGCATTTCTTGTTGCTACTAAAAGTCCAGGTTCTGCGAATGAGGTTGCTAAAACACTAAGACATGCAATAACAGCAGAGTTTCCTGTACCATCTCCTAGTTCTGCTAATTTTTTGTGGTCAAAGTAACCAGACTGAGTATTGTAACCCATTACTGATTGATTTAAATATGAATACTCTGATTGGTTTACAAGTAAACCTTTTTGTTCTCTACGAACTCTTGCATCAGTTGGTGCATTTAACCAATCTACTGCTTTTGAAAATCTTGACTTGTTTTCAGCCATTATTAATACGCGCTCCAGCCTCGTTGTTCTTGTAACATTTGAACACCATAAGATAATGTGTCAATGATATCATCGTGTGCTCCAGCAGGAAAAGTCATTATTTCTCTTTCTACTTCTGGAAGCCAATGCGTATCTCTTAACAAAAATACATCTCCCGATTCCATACGGGCAGATAAAGGAAGTGCGCGTGTAACCTTGTCTTTATCCGTTTTAAGATTTTTAACTTTAATACCAGCTCGTTGCGCCATCTGGATTATTGTAGTTTGAAAACCTTGGCGTTCTATACCTACATATTTTAGCTTATTTTTGTCCATTGCGCGTTTTATCGCCGGAATAATATCTGGACCTTCTAATTTTGCTCTAGTCATGTCAATAACAAGTAATCTATTGTCTGGAGTTCTCGCAAATGATGTAATTACAGTAAAATCAGAATCTTTATTTGTTGTTGTTGCTAAGTCAACTATTCCAAATTTATCTAAGTTAGATAAGTAATATTCTGAACCTTCGACTAAACATTTAATATTTCCTACTGAATCTGGAACCATAGAGAAATAGTGAAGCCATTCTGGCCTAAGCATACCTTGACCGGCATCTACAAACTCAGCTAAATACTCTTGAGCAAAAACAATAGAACCAACTTCTTTTTGTGCAGCCATAACTTCTTCTGGGTCAATTCTTGGATTATCCGTTGTTGCAAATCTAAACCTTTCCCAGTTTTCTGCATCATCTGCATTCTCCCATAAATCATAAAACCAATTATCTCTTCCAATAGGAGTGCTAATAAATAATGCTGAACCTTTTCTTTCTGTAAGAGTAGGTCTAAGAACTTCTTGCCATACCTCCGGTTTAACGAAAGCAGCCTCATCCATAACTAAGAAATCAAGACCCTCACCACGAAGTCTTTGTGGATTGTCAGCAGACCTTACTGCAATAGAACCCCCGTTAGCTAAATCAATTTGCATATTAGCTAGTGATACTTTTGGCTCTATTTCTTTGGGGAATGATTTTGCTGAGGCAGCTATATCTCTCCAACCAACTCTAGCAATTGAGAATGTAGGAGCAACCCACCAAGCACGACCACCTCGCAAAGCTACATCTAAACATAATTGAACACCAAGTCGTGTTTTACCAAATCGTCTACCTGCGCATAAAATTTTCCAACGCGCTTCTGAGTTTGCTACCTCAAGTTGTCCTTTGTGTAAAGCAGGAAGTTTAGGAACATACTTATTATTCATGAAGTTCTTTATACATAATTATTGGAGTGTGTTCACTTGCAGAGGCAT